TTGAAGATTTAGAACTTAAACTACGGGAGTGACATGCTTTCTACCAAATATCGCCTCAGATTGGAGTTTATCTGTAAAAAGATTGCTAATAAGGAGGAAGTAAAACTAGAGGATATGATTTGGGCAGAGAAACTCGCCAAATCACACACTACTGCCAGAGAGTGGTTACGCAAAGCACGTCGTCAAGCAGCACAGGACATCCAGGAGGGCAGTATGGATGATTTTATGAATAAGATGGGATTAGGTGATCCCGACCCATCTAATTACAAAACGGGATTTGATGGTGCTGATGAAATCGTAGATTGGTTCAAACAGGACAAACCTGATGATTGGAGGCAACGTGACTGATCCCAGAGAGGAAAATGAAGAGAAGTGGCGTATAGCGACTAATAAGGTTATTGCTGAAAATTTAGTTGAAAACCTTGAGAAGTTGCTAAATGGAAAAGCACATTATATTGAGTGCTCTGACCGTACTACGTATCACAAGAAAATTGTAATTGAGTACGATCACCAACAAAAAAGTTAATTATTAGATACCTTAAGATTTTCGCTTACGTATTCTGTACTAGGAGTGAATTTCATCTCACGATTAAAAATTTCAATAAATTCGTCAACAAACGCAGGTCTCAGTATGTAGATCTCGCGTTTTTTGTCGTTTTTGCGTAATTCATAAATGTAGTTAGTTACTGGACCTCTAGAATCTTCAGCACTTAGCGTAGTTCCTTCTGGAGTGATAAATCTATATGCTTCACCTACTTGAAGTCCTCCTGGGAGGATAACTTCACCTTCATATTTTTGTTCAACGGTCTCATAGTGGTGAATTCCCTCCACACTATCATATTTTGAGTTTACATACTCTTCAAAAACAACCTTTGTCATTGGCCAATCACTATAAAGGTTTTTGATGTTGTTAATCATCATAACGATCCAATCTAATCCTGGATCTCTGTAAAACTCCATGGCAACAGTATCTGGTCTTTGACCGTCCTCTACAAAATAGTCCTCAAGGATAGTTGAACCTGGAACAACATCATCAATTAATTTAATACGTGCAAAAATATTCCTGATGGTGATATAAGTACCATCTTCAGGATTTTTGTCGTATTTAAGGTAAAGAATTTCTGGAACTCTGTTAAAATATGCCATAGTTTATTTGTTTAATCCTAATTCTGAATTGAGTGCTGAACCAAGAGGAGTGTTATCTTCAAAACCATCAATATCTTGTCTGACCAGTGCGGTAAGTTCTTCAAATTGTAATGATAATCTGACTGCTTGTACAAAGTTACCTTGAGTCAGTGCAATCACATTATCAGGAGTGTAATCAACACTCATGGACTTTAAAGCACAGTATTTTGTGTTAGGTAAGAAACTATTTACATCAGGTGTCTTAGAACCTTTAGTAACTTGACCATTGACCTTTGTAAATAATTTACCTTTATATCCACTGGGAACAATTCTCCAAATGAGTGGATATTTTAAAAATAAACTATTACTTCTACCTGTTTGTTTTGCTTCAGGGTGCATACCACATTTAAAGAGTTTGATAATTTTCTTAATCTCATTCTCTTCACTGGGATCTCTTGCTACAAATAAGTAGTCAAATGAGAAACTCCTTAGTTGCATTCTGTCAAATGTTTGTAAGGTATTATCATTAAATGTTTGACCAAATGCAGCACCAATCAATGAATCTGCATTGATTCCTTCTACTTTTGGAATATTTTGAAATGCCTTACTTCCCGTTATTGCGTTTACGACACTATTACCAACGGTGAGTCC